TAAAACCTAAGAAAAGAAATTGGCAAGACAAGAAACCTAAAGAACAAATTGAATACGACCCAAGAGAATCAACTGACCCACAAGCAGTAAGGGAAATAGCATTTTTTAGAAAGGTCATTAGTGAAAAAGATAAAACTAAACAATTAAAATTAATTCAAGATTCAAATTTAGATATTCCACAATTAAAAGAAGTGGAAGAAGCACTAAAGGTAGAAATTAAAGCCGACGAAAGAAAAAATCGAGGCTCATTAGGAAAAGGGAATGTTCAAATACGCACTAAAGGTAGAGAAGCCGGAGAAAGAGTATCAAGAAGTAGTAAGCGAGCAAAAACCTTTAGCATTGGTGGTCGTGGACAAGATTGGGGCAATATGAGAGTAGATAAATATGAAACGGCACTCGGTCAAACAAAACCATTTATTCAAGATGGCAAAATAAATGAAGAATATTTTAATGTAGGAACAAGTGCTGATAATATTCTTCAATATTGGCTTAATGAGATTGGGACTACACCTACGAAATATAGAAGGATGGGTAAAGCGGCCAAAGCAACAGTAGCAAAGAAAATTGCTGAACTTAAACCACCAAGATACCCTGAACCATCCGATGAACTAAGATTAGCATATAGGGCATTCGGACTTCAGATGGGTAATAACCCTCTAAAAAACGCAAGACAATTTCCACATTGGTTGAAAGAATATGTTGATACAGTAAAGGCTAAATTCTCAGGTGAAGTTAAGGTATCAGAAGAAGGTATCGTTCAAGACTTATTGAAATTTGAAGAAACTATTTTACCAAAATTAGTTGAAATGGTAGAACAAGGAATTAACATTGATGTGAACACCGGAACTATTGAACATGACTTTGTTAAAGAATTCGATGTTTATATGAAGAAACTTAAAAATAGAGATGAAGTTTGGGCTTTGGTTAGTGATTTAATGATAAAGAAAAAATCATTTGCAGAAGCATACAAAGGTGTTAAGGGTGTCACAGAACTTAGGGAAGTAGAAGATAGAATTAAGAATAAACTACGAAGAAAAGTAGTAACTGATGTTCCCGGAAAGGATTTATCTATCTTTAATTATTTATTAGATACAGCAATTGCCTTGTATAAAACACAATTTGGCTCAAGTGGTAAAGCAACGACCGCAAGCGGTAAAGCATTTAGAAAACGAGGAATAAATCCTATCGCACATTTAATTGGTTTTGATAGCCCTGATATTAAAGTGGAAACGAGGCATACTAAAGGTGTTGATTGGTTAGACCATAACCACGCATTGTATAGAAGATTTACACCTAATATGAAAGTTACCGTTGGGAAGGGTGATGATGCTAAAGAATTAACAGGTAAAGAAGCAATCGAAGAAATGAAGAAAAGGGTATTTGCTGAACTTAATAAATTCCAACCTGACCAAAAAGATTATGTTAAACCAACACCTGAAGAAATTAAGGCTATTGATGCAAGTATTGATGAATACATTAAGGGTAAATCTGACAAGAAGATTGAATCCGAGGCCGATGCAAAGGCTGAAATGAAAAGACTTATCGAAAGGGATGAGGAAATAGATGTAGAAATGAGAAAGTTACGACAACAACTTAAAGAGGGAGATATTGATGCTGAAACATTTAATAGAGCCTATGATGCATTAGGTCTTAAGGTGTGGTATGACCCTAAGAAATGGAATCCTAATTCAAAACTTGAGCGATACGTTGATAGTAAGAGAGGAAAATTATCAGCAAGAGATATTCAAAATGAAGGTAATAGATTATGGTCATTCTATAAAAATATGGAAAAACTTCTAAGTCATTTCAAAAAGAAGGACTACGAATTAATGCAAATGAAAAATAAAAAGGAAATTGATATTGAAGAATACCTTGATGCATTTGAGAAGTTAGCCGCATCATATCAAAGGGCAGTTAAGCAATTGAAAGAAAAGGACTATGAATATAGGTTGAATAGAGATGACTTTAAATTCTTTTCAGAAGATACTGATGAAGAAGATTTAGAAAATTTGAAAGATGAAAGTGAAGATGTAGACAACATGTATATTGGAAAACTTCTCAAAGCAGATGTAGGTCCAATTTTAGAATCCTTAGATAAAAAGAAGAAAAAGAAACTTAAGGCGTTATTATCTCACGCAGACCCAACAGATTATTTTGGACAAGATTTCTTGAAATTAGGAGAGTTAGTAGATATGTTAAAACAATTAGGAATTGTTAAGGGTGATGCTAAACTCAAAAAGAAAATTATTAGATATGAGGATGAAAACATTAAAGTAGTGAAATTGGCAAGCAAATTACGCAAGGACTATGAAGGACTCTATCGGGACTTGCGACAATTAGTATATCCAAAATCCGGAGGTGGAACAAGATGAGTGATGAATTAACATTATTATTAAAAGAATTAGTGGAAAGAGTAAAACGTATCGAACAGACTGTGTATAATGCAGATAGTGTTCTGATGAAATCAGGAATGGTTATGGTAAATTCACCAAAACCATCAACGAATACCAACACAAGTGGTGTTCCTGATGCAGAACGATTAGCAAAAATGGAATGGTCTGAAGTAGATGATTTAGTAAGAAAATTAACAGGTGATATTTGATGAGTTTAAATTATGACGATGTAGAGTTCGGCCATGTAGCCCGAACTAAAGACTTGAGTGACGGAGAGAGAATGCTAACATTAATGCTTTCTCATTTAGATGAATTAGAACACCATATCAATAATGCGTTGGGTAGTGGTGTCAGTGATGCTAAAAAGGTAGAACGTAAGAAACCTAAAGGGCAGAAAGTAAGTGATGGTGATATATTTGGTGTGCAACATACAGATAAGAATTCACTAAGCAATAAACAATTACCACGATATGCAGCAAAACCTAACGATGTAGTTACTATCCCTAAACCTAAGATTAAGAAAAGTCGTGACTTTACAGGTAGTTCCATTAGTAAAAATGGATATTACGATGAGAGAGATGAAGGTCAAAGTTTTGAAGAAGATGAAGAACCTACTGAAGATGTAGATTTATTATTACCCATAGCAAGGGCAGTAGTGGCTACAAGTGGTGCGAGCGACGAAAACCCTCACTACGATAAAGCAGAAAAAATGGACCTTGTTCAATTGGCTAATGTAGGGAATGCGTTGAAAGATGCAAAAGAAAGTTTGAAAATTATTTCACAATATTTTGATAGTCAAATGAAAGAAGCACGAACTACTTCTGTTCCTCAATCAAAAGTAAACGTTCCTCAAGATGAAAAACCCGGAATTGCAGGACAACTTCGACGTAATATTTAGGTGGTGATTCATCATCATTTCAAAGGCAAAGAGGATTGACCCTCTATCGCGTTCACTTAGAGAAATCTATGACCGTGTTAGGATTGCCTATTTGAGTGCAAGAGAAAGGCCAAAGGAATACGAAGATGAATGGGCTGCTGTTGTAGACCAATTAAGAAGTAAGTGGGATAGTGTAACTAAACTCGGAGATTTAATGCGAGATAGATTAGAAGAATCATTAATGTTTTCAGATAAAACAAAAGACCCAAGAAGTGCTAAAGCAAAGCGTGTATATCAAACAATGAAAGAAATGCGTAATGATGCAGATATTTCTCAAGACCCCTTTAGGAAAAAGTTCGGTGAGAAGGTCGTTGAAGAACTAATAAAAGAAAAAGAGTTATTTTCAATATTTTTACATTGGGCATATAGGGATAATAAAGAATCCTTGCCGGTAGAACATTGGAAAATGCATGGTAAGGAAATAGATAACTTTACCAATGGATATACAGGATTAGATTTAACTGATAAAGAAATCTTTGAATGGATTGTAGAGAATTATGGTGAAGATGAAGATGTTGAGCGATTAAGAACTAAAATTGACCCTGCAAGAGAATATCTATACGAAGTTTTTAGTGAACAATTTGATAACAAAGATTGGGGAGAATTGGTCGAATCCAAAAGATTAATGAAAGCAAAAGGTGGAACGAAGAAAGCATGGTGGGCTTACTTAAAAGAAGTTATTGCTGAGTTATTAGAAGATGAACCGGAATCATTTACAATAAGGGAAATTTGGACTATTGTTCAAAGACGATACCCCAATAGAGGTGATGGTGTAAGGTTCAAAGCAGCACCGGGAGGTGGAGGTGGATATTTAGATATTTCACCAAATAAATTAGGAACTCAAGTGGGTGCCATAGTGAAATACAACTACCCCCAATACAAACTATATGGTAAAAAAAGTCATTCTACAAAATACATGTTAGTGAAATCAGACTTTAATAAAGCAGACGATGAGGAAAAAGACCCTATATTCATACAACCAAATAAACCAATGTATCGCATTTTTGAAATTGATGATATGAAGGAACTTAAGGGATTTACAGGAGAATGGGTAGTCCAAGAAAAATACGATGGGTTGCGAATTCAACTTCACAAAGACAAAGATATGAAAGTCTATTCCTTTAACGGAAAGGATATTACAAATAAATTTGATAAACAAATCCAAATATTAGAGAAAGATTCTTTCCCTGATTGTATCTTAGATGCTGAGGCAGTTTTGTATAAAGATGATGAACCCCTTCATAGAGCAGATACTTTAGCATACATTAATTCCAAAGACACTAAAGAAGGATATGATTTAAAGGTTCATGTTTTTGATATTATGAAATATGACGGTGAATCAGTTCTTAATGATAAATTGGAAGAACGCCTTCAAAAACTCATGAATAAATATTCAGGTCAATCGCATGATTTCCTACAATTCCCTAATAAACGGGACACACGATTCGCTGATTCATTAGAAGAAATAGAAGAATATGCTATGGAAATTATGAAGAACCCAACATCAGAAGGGGTGATTATTAAGGATGCTAAATCATCATATGTGGTTGGTAAAAAGAAGAACCCAAAGTGGATTAAATGGAAGAAGTTTGTAGACCTTGATTTAATAGTTCTTGATAAGAGGAAAAATAAAAACGGCACTTTCAGTTATACTTTAGGGGCAGGTCCATTATCAGAAGAAGATAAGGAAAAATACAGAAATAAAAAAGAAATTGGTGACAAGGTTTACCTTAATGTTGGTAAAGCACTTAATACTAAAATTACGGTAGATAATATCGGTCAAATTATTCGAGTCAAAGTAGATGAAGTTAAAAAGACCAAAACGGGCTTTTCCATTTACAGCGCAAAGGTTATTGAAATACCTGAAGTAAAAGAAGCAGAAAGAGTAGAAACATTAGAGTTCCTCTCTAAAGATAGTAAAAAATCAGCAAGTGATTATACTATTGAGGTATTCAAAAAATCATATATTATTACAGATAATATTCACGGTATTGCCAAACTACATACTGAAATAGATATGGATGGATTCATATTAACAGGTATGGATAATACATTAATGGGTAAAAATGCAATACACGATATTGAAATTTGGAAAGACGAATTGAGAGATGCGTATGGCAAAGATAGTGGAATCTTATTTTCTACTATTAGTGATTTAGTGCATGATAATCCTAAAACAATAAGTGAAATTGTGTATCACTTGAAGGGTAAACAATCTGATATTATTCGACGTTTATTTGGTTCGGCTAAGGATGAAAAAGACTTAGAAGGTAAAATATTAAGTCGTATTAGAGAACAAGGTGAAGCGTATGGTATTGAGTATGATTCATCCAATAATAAATTCTCATGGGATGGTTCTACAATCAATAAACCCGACCCCGATATAGAAACAGATAACCTAATGATGAGTAAAGCAGACTACACAAAAGGGACATATGAATTATGGCGTAGAAAAGATGAAGATTTAAATTTGGCTATCGAGTTAGAAGATAGAAAACTAATTTGGAGAATTAAGCAAGAAAACGTTGATGATATTTTCTCACTATTTGGTAAAGCAGATAAGTTTGAAGCACAAGTAGATAAAACACTTGATAGGTTTAAAATGTTAGATAGTGGTAAAATCAAGTTAGGTTCTCAGCGAGATGGCTACCATGAATATTTCTTATCAGGAGATTTACATGATGGTAAAATGCACTTTAGAATTGTTCCAATTGATAATAAAGACACATGGGTAACATGGACAGGATATGAACAAACACCAACAGATGAAGAAAGCGATAAAGGCGTTTGGGATATAGACGTAGATAAATATAAAGACGTAAAATATACTGATTAATCAGTTAGGTTTAAGTAGTCGTTAATACAAAAGGTGTTTGTATGGGTGCAGTTGCTATCTCTCCTTCAATGAACGGAATTCATTTTGGTGCAGGTAGTGATTTAGTAATTCTAAAAGGAAAAAAGAATGAACCATTGGTGATTGCAGGTTACGCTTCAGTAGATGTAGTAGATAAACAAAATGATTTAATTACATTAGAAGCACTACGAGATGCATCTTCAAAGTTTATGAAAAGTGATTACAAAAATGTTATGATTACCCATTCAAATGTTCAAGTCGGTGAAGTAGTTAATAATTGGCAAGATAAAAAAGGTAATGTGTTAAAAACAGGTGTGGATGATACAGGATTCTTTGTTGTTATTAAGATGCGAAATGATATTGAAAAAGCAAAAGAAGTAGCACGAGATATTAGGAGAGGCAAATTACGTTCATTCAGTATTGGAGGTCAAGCACTACATAAGGCAAATAGATATGACCCCGAAATTGGCACATACAAAGAAATAGACAAATTAGAACTACATGAAATAACAATATGCGAAGAAGGCATAAACCCGGAAGCAAAATTCGACATTGTAAAACAAAAAATAAAAAACGGTGATAAAATGACAAATGAAATTGAAAAAGCATTGAACGAGTTCAACGATATTGTATCAGAACTACGCAATCAAGTTAGTGTAATTAGTAAAGAAGAAGATTATGAAGAACCTGTTGAGGAAGAACCTATGACAGAAGATTCTGATATGATGGAAGCAAAGGCAGACCCCGATGATGAAGAACCGGGATTTGAGGATGAAGATTCAATGCATTATGGTAAGGACCATGAAGCCAAAGCAGAATCTATCGTATATGGTCACAAT